GGCTCGGTCTGGGTACCCCACTCCATCGCGGCGTTTGAGAAACCTTCGGTAGGCTTTCCCGTCAAGCGCTCGACGATCAGCTGGGCCATGTAGTTATCTCGGCTCGCTGAGTAGCCTGATCGGGTTTTCGCCATGACATCAGCAACACGCGATGCGGTCACTTTCGCCAAGCGCGCCTGGTGCCAGGCATTTGTACGTTGTTCCATTATTCGAGTTCCTTCTTACGTGAGGTGAACGCTTCCATATGTGCCTGGCGTGTCGGCGCATCGAGCGTCTTAAATAACTTCGTCAACGCCTCGACCGACTCGATCGCCTCGATCTTTGCGATCAGTGCGGCGTCGATCTTCGGAGTAGGCTTGTGACGCGCCTGGGCGGCCTCTGCGTCATCGTCAATCTGAGCCAACCCGACGATCGCAGCCAAGGCATATCGGCGCGCATACGTGATCCCAGAGCCTTGCGCTTGGGGGCTGTCATCTCTGCAGAGCACAGGTGTGATCGACTTGATCCATTCGCCAGAGCTATGGGCAAGCGTCGTAATCAGCACCGGCTTATCGCCAATGATGTCGATCGCTTGGATGACGGCGAGGCCGTTCTCCGACAGCTGGGCTCGGCAAGCGTCCCAACAGGAAGCAAGGTCGGCGTATTTGGATTTGAAAAACGGGTTGCTGCTATCTTTCAGGGCGCCCGTGATCGCGCCTTGTGCTTTGGATAATGCGGCGGCTAAGGCGCCGATGGTGTCACTCTGCATAGGTATATTCCTTCAGGTTAGATAATTGTTGGTTGCAGGCTTCGATGCGTTCAAGCTCTTCGCGCTCCTGCTCCTCAAGGTCGACCTGGTGCCACCAGGTGTCATCGTCCATCGATCACCTCCGCATCGCAGCTGTGTCCATCACAGGGCTCAATGAAACCCGCTAGTAAGTAGATCGCGATAATCGCGAGGATCGCCAGGCGTTCACGCTTCACGGTAATACTCCCAGTTGCGTTCCTCGATATCTTGCTCTGCACGAAAAACGAGGACGTCGTACAACCCATCAGCCATATCGCTACCCCATAGGGGTAGGTCGGTGCCGAGCGCGGTGTAGTCGCGTGTTTCCGCGTTGTCGCCGCGGTGATAGACGCCGATGACGTTGGCTTTCTCAATCTCGATGACTCCATCGTTGATGTCGTATTCGACGGTCACCTCGACGAGGGTGCCGCAAAGCCAAATTCGCGTGTCGTATTCAAACATTTGCGTTACCTCTCTCTGGTAAAGGCGGCTTAGGCCGCCGCCTTGTTGTTGTCCATGCAGTAAGTGGCAAGAATCCACTTAGCGCGGTTTAGCGTCTGGCGCGCATCTTCTCGGCGCATCCAATCGACTTCGCCATAAGAATCGTCGATCAAATGCTGGGCATCTGACATGAGGGACATTGCCATCATTGTTGGGCCGCTAAATCGGAAGGTTAGGCTTTCCTCGGTTGCCTCCCGCATTTGGGCAACCGTGCACCCGTAGCAACGCACTTCTTTTTGTTCGGCAGCTGAAAGTTCGCTAAACATTTTTTTGACCTCTCTCTGGTGTGTTGTTTCTCTCAACGAAAGTAAGTTTACCACAGTAAACCATACTGTCAAGCGTAGTACGAGTAATAACGCTTTTTGTAAATTGGAACTCCCGACAAAACCTGGAAGGGAAACTCCAGGAACCCATAAGCGCTGTTGTGGATTTTTACTCGAGGGCTGCCGCTTTCCATGCTTACCTGGCGGCTAAACGGTTTGCCGACAAAGTGCCCAGGAAGCGGGGCGCACTCGCCGCTCATAAATCCGGTTTCTTCGCGCAACTGACCAATCTCGCAAAGCTCTACCGATTGGCCCTTAACCCCAGTTACCTGGTAATACTCAACATTGGTTTGATCGTATCCCCAAGAAGTGCGGAAAATTTCGCCACCTTTGAGGCCATGCGGAGCATATCGAGCGGCGCGTCGAGCCTTCACCGCGGCCTTGCGGGATTCGAGACTACTGACCGACTCCTCGATCTGGCTGGCTAGGGACTCGGCACTCCTAAATCGGTAGTGCCAGAGCGGGCGAGTAGCCTTACCGGCATACGCGATGCCGTACAACCGGCCCTCTTTTTCCTGCTGGTAAACCACAAACTCTGTGGCTTCGTGGATGTAGCTCAGAACGTAGCCTGGCGGGATGTATCGTACTTTTTTCACTGTCTTACCTCTCTCTGGTGTTGTTTCTCTCAACGACATTAGTTTACCAAAGTAAACCTATATGTCAAGCAGCTTGGGGAAAATTTAGATATCCAAATTGCTGGATATATGCGCCAAGTTTTTCCTTCGACAAAAACGCAGGAAAGGCGCCGTGCTGTTTTTCGATCTCTTCGAAAAAGACATACATGATGACTTGGCTTTCGCAGTCTTCTTCCCACCAGGTTGGTTTCTCGCAGTATTGGCTGCCGATCTCGAGCGCCCAGGCGGGCAGCTGGGCCTGGCGTTCTGGTGATAACCAAATGCCGCCATGACCCGCGGTGTGCACCCAGATGATGCCAGGCGCGATCTGTTGCTGTTTTTGGACTCGGCCCCAAGGGCTGCTTTGAATCTTCATGCTAGTTACCTCTCTCTGGTTACTGTTTTTTGTTGCCAATCTTTTTCTGAAACAACTTTTCGGCTTGCTCAAGGCTTAACCCTTTTTCGCAATACCGCCAGCTGACTGCGATACCGCCGCGAACGTGGCGGCTATAGTTTTCGCATCTGACATAAACGCCATATCCATCTGGTTTTTGCACAAGAGCGTATCGCTTGCCGTTTTTGTTGCTATCAATTCTTAACGCTTTCATAAAAACCTCTCTCTGGTACGTTGTTTTTCTCAACGGGATCAGTTTACCACAGTAAAGAACTCTGTCAACGCACTTGCGTAAAATAATTTACATGGGTAAAGTTCGCGCCACTATGACACCACAAACTTTACTCAATCATTTTGGTTCCCAGGCAGCGATTGCCAGGGCGTTTAACGTGACCGATGCCGCGGTGCTGAAGTGGATCAGAGCGGGCGTATTACCGCCTCTCAGGGTCTACCAGGCGAAAGAAATGCTGAAAGGTGTGAAGCGCCGCAAATGAAAAAAAAGCCCCATAACAGCGTTACAGGGCTTTCTAGAACATCAAACCCCCTTGCGGGGGTTGACGGGGCAAGGGGGATGCCCTACGCTCGGGATGCTCATCGAGGTTCAGTGAAGATACCCTTTGGGGAAAAGGTTGTCAAATTTCACTCGACCTCCAGCTCGGGATTTCTGGTCGGGGAAACAACGCACAGAAACTCCTTAAACCTAGATCGGGGCGGTGGGCCTCTAGGCACGCAGCGTGTAGCGAGGAAGCGTGAACCACACCAGGGCAACCTGGCAAAAGTAGCTCGCAGCAGGATGGCTCCGACAGTCATCAAATCCTGTACGACATCCTTTAGGCGTATTCCGTCTGGATGCCGTGCAGGACTCACCAACAGTCATCCCCATTCAAACCATAACCATCCAGAACACTAGGGGTATCTATGTACGAGTTAGATCAGGAAGCATGGGATCGATGGAAAGCGTTTCGGAAAGCCCTTAAGAAACCGATCCGTGAGGTCAGCGAAAACGCTGCCAAACTCAAATTGAGTCGATTCGGCCCGAATCAGGCTGCCGTAGTCGATCAGTCCGTGGCGAACGGCTGGCAGGGATTGTTTGAGATCAAGGCGGTCAAGGGCGAAAAGCCTGTTAAATCTGAGAAGCAAATCGAGGCTGATCGCCAGGCTCTTGCTGACTCGAACGCCCGATGCGAACGATACTGGCAGAGTTTGGAACCGAATGCGCTGAACCGATTAAAGCTCTGTGAAGCCCTCTGGGCGCGTTACACGGTGAACCCTGACCCTGATACCCCCGAGCGCCTAAAGTGGCTGCGAGATGTGATCGCGCTGCATTTACGCGAGGCCAATGCGAAGGATGTGCTTTGCGAGCCTGGGCTCTCGACGATGGTGTTTGTTTTTTTCGGTGAGCGAGGCTTTAATCGATTAAAGGAGCGAGCGCGTGCAGAAACCGTTAACGGATGAAGAGATCGCGAAGCTCTGGCCAGGCAGTACGACCTGGGCGGCCCTGTTTGAGTTTGCGAGACGAATTGAGAAAGCTCATGGCATCAGTGAAGAAACCGAGGAAATGCAAAGAGTGCAAGAGGCTATTCGCTGATCCCTCGACGTTTTATGCACATAAAAGCGCCTACGGGTGTAAATCTGACGAGGTGCTGAAGTCGCAGGGCTATGTGCTCTCGAAGCTCGGGTGGACGCGACCGCGATGAGATTCGCCGCTCGCCGAGACCTGAACGACAAGGAGATCTCGGAGGCCGTGCGTGCGGCAGGCTTTCAGCTCCTCGACTTTGGACGCGCTGGCGGCGGCCTCCCCGATAAGCTCGCGCTGAAAAAGCTACCCGATGGAACGTATTTCACCTGTTGGATCGAGATTAAGAGCGCCAAGGGCAAGCTTAAGGACAACCAGCTACTTGCCAGGGAGATTTGGGAGCCCCGCGGCGAATGGCTTGAGGCTCGCGATCCGCAGGAAACCGTGCGGGAGCTTTTTATTTTGTGGCAGGCGAAGATTCGACCGGAGTTTTCGCGCTGACGAGCACCCAGAACCCGCGGCCCATCAAATTGTGCGTCTGCAGCTGGTGGATCTCGAAATACCGACAGAGCAACGGCAGCCACCAGGACGCAGGATTTTGGATGAGGTGAGCATTGCGCCCGTCGGGTAGGGTTTTCCCTGCTGGCCCCGTATGTACGCTAAAAAACCCGATGCGGGTAATGCGCGCCAATTCCTCGAGCACGGCCTCGAGATGCTCGGGCTCGATATGCTCGAGAACGTCGATGCAAGCGACGAGATCGGCAGTCTGAGGCGGCCCGTATTCTGGGAACGCAGGATCGTAAGGGTAATACTCAAATTCGAGCCCGCTCGATCGCAGGGTTTTTCCGAGATTGCACTTGCCTGCCCCGTAATCTGACAGCGACTTGATGTTGTTTTCGCGCATGACTTTGGCGACGAGTGGCGCAAAGGCGAGAGACGCTACGCCATACGCAGGGTTTTTGTGTAGTTCGACTTGTTGCTCGCGATAGCTTTCGGTGATGGTCATCTTGCGATTTTCCTGCATTGGTTTATGCTGCAATTATGGCAGAACACCGTAAAAATGCCGCTCTGTTCGTTGCGACGTTGCTGCATTCGGCGACGGTCACGCACTTACAGCACCTCCAAACGAAGAGCTATGCCGCGCACAAAGCGCTGCAAAAGTATTACGAGACCATTCCTGACCTGGTAGATGACTTTGCGGAAAGTTATCAGGGCGAATACGGGTTAATCACCGAGTACCCCTCGGATCGCCACAATGCGACCGACCCCAAGCTCTACATGGATCGGCTCGCCGACTTCGTGAACGAGATCCGCACCGTATTGCCGAAAGACACCCCCCTTCAAAATACCGTCGATGAGATCGCCTCGCTGATCAATTCGACGCGGTACAAACTCAAGTTTCTGTCATGAAACGCGAGCGGGTTGCATCAGCCCTTGAATATCTGCAACGGTTGAAAGAACGCGCCGCACAATTTGCGGGTGACGTTGCATCACGGCCTGGCGTAGCGCGACCGGATGAATTTCAGGAGCGTTTTGGGTTGCAGCCTGACCCTGCCCCATCGATGCAACAGGTCGCAGATGCTACGGCTGCATTTGGTCGAGGCGTCACTCGAGCACCGTTACGAATTATGGGAGCCCCCGTTGATGTTGCCGCGCTTGGAATGAGCGCTGCAGGTTTCCCGCAAGAATACCCGATAGGTGGTTCCGACTACCTAATTGACCAGGCCGCAAAGGTCGGTTTAGCTTACCCACGTTCAGAAAACCCTGTAGAGTTAGCAGGTGATATTGCGGGCAGTTTGGTAAACCCAGCTGGCCCTGCAATGCGTTTGGGGCAAACGATCGAGAGAGGTGCTGAGTATGCAAAGGCAATCCCAGGAATTGAGCTATTTGGACGATCCGGAGGAGATCGCGGCTTGGCAGAAGCACAGAGAGCGGCAGCGAGAGGCGCTCAAGGCGAGAGCCCCCTTATCGGCGCCCCAACCGCCCCTCTCCCCGTCGCCGGCAAACCTTATGTCGCCGCCCCTGTCAAAAAGGCC